TCTTTCTAACGTTCCAAAGAACGCGAAAGAAGCTTGGTTAAGCTATCGTTATGCGTATAACACGACGAAGCTCGACATTCGCGAAGCCAGGGCGGTATTTGACCGTCTTGACGATCTAACATCATCAAATGATGTTAGGGTGTATGGGTCCTACACAAGTGGTGAGTATACTTATAGAGTTGGCTTCTCTATTGATACCGCCCAGATCGTCCCTTCGGACGTATCTAACGTACTACGCCGCTTTGGGCTTGAGCTTAATGCGGTAAATGCATGGGATATGATCCCATACAGTTTCGTAGTTGATTGGTTTGTGCCCATGCAGCAAATTTTGGAGTATTTCCAGAGTCTTGATGCGTGTCAACTCAAACCACACGACTTATGGTGGTCTATACTGACGAGTATGGATGGCTGTGAGTTGTATTCCCGTTTGCCAGGGAGGCAACTATTTACCATGCCGTATCTTGATATTCGGGGAGCTGGCAGTCGAACTGTCTTCCTTCGAATAGCAGACGCGGTTGCACTCTTCACTTAGTGTGAGAAAGGAGTACAGCATGGCAGTAACAACTAATTTTGCGTTCTCCAATGAGACCGCAAGCACCCACTCGACGACACAGTACGCCTTAGGTGCTAAGACGAACTATGCGTTAGTAGGTGAGCAGCCTACTGTTGTAGAGCTGCAGAACAAAACGGCACCCCTCGACCAGGGGGAACGTTTAACGTTCCGTTGTCAGGACGTCGATAAGGTATCGACGACACAGACCATCCAGAATCCCTCTAAAGTACGTAACGGCGTACAGTACGTCGTAAAACTTGAGGAGATTTTGAGAACAACGGATAGTACATCGGGAGACATCATCTACGATGAACCTCTCGTTATGTATCTTACCGTTAGGCATCAAAAGACCGGTACCATTACGCCGGCCCACATCACCAAAGTCTTCGGTCGATTGATCGGAGCTTGCTTTGATGAAACCACTGGTGAATTCCGGTGGCCGGACCTTATGCGTAGTGCCCTTCAGCCTGTAGAAGACTGAGAAAGGATGGTAACCTATGAGTAGTAAAACTACCAGCAGCAATGCTGCGAAAAGCATGATCAACAATGTTGAAAATGCTCTCACAAGAAGCGTCTCCCTTGTCAGCATCGATGATGCTGCCCTGATTGCTCGTCATGACGGTGTAAGTGTATCCACGACACCAGACAAGTACGTAGATGCCAACAAGTTGACATACTACATAGCCATCAATACCTGGTTATTTCAGGTGATGGAAAACGGAGGCTGTGGACACCTCGATCTTCTCGAGGCGATTCAGACGCGTGGTTTGCTGGAGGTCATTGCACTTTGTGACGGTACGGCAAACCGCTACATCCACGAGATGTTCTCTGTGGATGTTCCTGTTAATCGCATGGAAATTCCCATGTTCTTAACAAACGTGTTAACTCATGCGAATGATGATCAACAGGCACTGCAATGGTTGCGGTACTTGAAGAGATTCTCGCCTGATGAAGCTGACCTTGTGGCCAAATCATCAGTTGATAGCTTTCTCGCTGTCAACCGTGGTTGCAAAGTGCGTAATAGAACAGAGATGTCCTATTACTGGGTCAAACGTATCCGTGCACGCATAGCAGATATGTTAGCAGGATACGATGTCGATTGGAGCGACGGGCTCTTTTCTGCCGGCGTTGCGGCTGACGCACGCCGCCCTCTCATGGATAAGCTTGAAGCTTATTCACAGTGGGATGCTTGTTTGTTCCACGACAGTCTCTATGCGATAGGCTTTAGTCCGTCTACTAGCCACAGTGACGACTATTGCGCTATTGTGCGCCCAGTACCTAAAACGTATAAAGGCGCGCGTATTATTGCTATGGAGCATGCATATAGGCAGTTCCACATGCAGGCGATACGCAAGGAGATTGAGAGGCTGTTGCAGGTGAATGGTTACGACAAGTATCTCAACTTGCACGATCAAACACCTAATCAGGTAGCAGCGAGAGAGGGATCCTATAACCCCACTTATGCTACTATTGATTTATCTAGCGCCTCCGATTCTATCGGGCGCGCATTTGCTTACAGCGTCTTACCTGCCAATGTGGTGCATGATGTGGATGAATATCTTGCTAAGGAGTTCATCGCTCCTAGCAAAGACTCCAATCGTCGCGTCATGCATATGTTTAGTACATCGGGATCAGCAGTGTGTTTCCCTGTTGAGTCGGTAATCTTTCTTGCCATTTGCATTGAGGTTACCGAAACATGCACATCCCTGACCGGCGAACATTACGTCGATCCAATCGTGTTCGGCGATGATATGCTTGTCGATGTTCAGGTGTACGATACAATGTGCGATGTACTTACGCAGCTGGGTTTCACTGTTAACCTGACTAAGTCATATGGTGATCTTAGTAGGTACAGGGAAAGCTGTGGCGTCGAATATGTCGACGGCTACAACCTCCAGTCAACGTATTGGCCGCGGGCAATAGTATCGTGGCATAGGAAGCATGTGGCAACGACTGTGTCACAGCTTTGCTCGCTTCAGCATGCGTTGTTTGGGAATCAGCGCGCGAGGTTTTTCCTTGCTGCAGTTGTGCGCATCCTCGAACCTAGGATGACGTCTCATGCACCGTATACTGATTGCCAAGATCTCTGGGAGTATTCCCCTCGCTTCGTTCCGGCGCACGCGCCGATCGAAGGTGGGATCGAGGCCCTGAGTCCAAGCGTTATAACGTCTAACGCGGCTGTCCGCGAAAAACACTTAACGCTTAAAACTCGTCGGGATGGGTCAAAGATTTCGCGGAGTAAGGCTGGGTTATTTCCTAGCTCTTACATTGTGGATATGTGGCTTTATACCACATTCCTTCTCCACGGGCCAACCTATGCCGACAAATTAGACCAGTTGCTTGGTGTATCGTCCAAGCCCCCTACCCGCGCTATGTGCGCGGATACGGGTCAGGTCTACTGGGACTGGATTCGTGAATAACTTATCCAGTCTTGGAGTTGTTGCTACACTGTAGCTTGACGTAATTGTAG